AGATTACCAACCATCTGGTGTTTACGCATTATCTTCTTCTGGAACAGTTGCGATTCACACTGCTGGTCAATCAGTTGCTGCTGGATCAACTTCTTATACAGCACAACAAGATTGGTTTGATCAGCAAACCATTTCTCTTTCCAACAATACCACAATTAGTTGGAACAATATTGCTGATAGACCATCAACTTCATCTTTCGCAGCAGCAAGAAATTCAAGATTTGATGAAATTCACGTTGTTGTAATTGATGATAAGGGAGCAGTCAGTGGAAATGCTGGCACAATCCTTGAGAAGCATTTGAATCTTTCCAAAGCAAAAGACGCAGAGTTTTCTGTTGGATCTCCTTCACACTGGAGAAAGTATCTTGCTTCAAATTCCCAGTATATCTTCGGCGGATCACAACCTGCTGGAATTACAACCACTGGATTTACTTCTGGATTTACTCTTGCCACAGATACTGGATGGGATCAAGAGACTGATTCAGTTCTGTTCGGTGCCACAGGAGCGAATACTTTAACTCTTGCTGGTGGTAAGAACTACAATGGTGGTACTGATATTACTGTTTCTGGATCATTAACTTCTACGATTGGTGATCTTTCAACTGGATACGACCTCTTTGCTAACAGTGAAGAGTATGAGGTAGATTTCCTTCTTATGGGATCTGCTAACTACGCAAAAGAAAGTGCCCAATCACTTGCTAACAAACTGATCTCTGTTGCTGAAGAAAGAAAGGATTCGGTAGCATTTATTTCTCCATACAGACTGGCATTCTTAAATGATTCAACTGTTGGAAGTGTAACTGTCAACTCCGCCGCTGATATTACAAATAACGTAATCAGTTTCTATTCGCCAATTACATCTTCATCTTATTCGGTATTTGATAGCGGATATAAGTACATGTATGATAAGTTTGCGGATACTTTCAGATACGTTCCTCTTAATGGTGATATCGCTGGTCTTTGTGCTAGAACTGATATCAACAACTTCCCATGGTTCTCACCAGCAGGAACAACCAGAGGCGCAATTCTAAATGCTGTCAAACTTGCTTACAATCCAAGTAAGACTCAAAGAGATAGACTTTATTCAAACAGAATCAACTCAGTAATCTTTACTCCTGGTTCTGGTATTGTTCTTTTCGGTGATAAGACTGGTCTTGCTAAGTCTTCGGCATTTGACAGAATCAACGTTCGTAGATTGTTCATCTATCTGGAGAACGCAATTTCTGCCGCTGCTAAGGACCAACTATTTGAATTCAACGATGAGACCACAAGATCAAACTTTGTAAATATTGTTGATCCTTTCCTACGCGATGTACAAGCAAAGAGAGGTATTCAAGATTTCAGAGTTATTTGTGATGAAACCAATAACACAGCAGCAGTTATAGATAACAATGAATTTGTTGCTGATATCTTTATCAAACCAGCTAGATCCATCAACTTCATTGGTCTAACCTTTGTTGCCACAAGATCTGGCGTTTCATTTGAAGAAATCATCGGTTCCGTTTAATTTTAGAGGTATCTAACAATGGCATTAAGAACAATTTCAGATTTTAAAGCTAGACTAAAAGGTGGCGGCGCCAGACCCAATCTTTTTGAAGTTGAGTTAGCATTCCCTACCGCCGTTGGTGGTCTGACAGGAGCAAGTAATGATTTAGCAAATTTCCTTGTAAAATCAGCAGCACTTCCAGCATCTAACGTCACACCAATTGATGTGGCATTTAGAGGAAGAGTTCTAAAAATTGCTGGTGACAGAACGTTTGATACCTGGACAATCACGGTAATCAACGATACTGATTTTGCTATTCGCCATGCCTTTGAAAATTGGATGAACGCTATTAACAATGTTGAAACTGCTCAGGGTTTGACAGATCCAACATCTTATGTACAAGACGCTATTGTCCATCAACTTGATCGTGATGGAGAAAAGTTGAGAACTTATAGATTCCATGACGTTTTCCCAACTAATGTTTCTCAGATTGATCTTTCATACGACACGACTGATACAATTGAGGAATTCACTGTTGAACTTCAGGTTCAGTGGTGGGAGGCATCTAGAGGAACTGCTCCTGGCGCAGGTGGCGATAACATCAAGTAATAAATAGATAAAACGGTTTAACTTTATAAAATGGCAAAGCTTTTTGGATTTTCTATTGATGATGCTTCTAAAAAACCGGACTCTATAGTATCCCCCGTCCCCCAAACAAATGAGGACGGGGTTGATTATTATATTCAATCTGGTTTTTATGGGCAATATGTAGATATTGAGGGAGTCTATAGAACAGAATTTGATCTAATTAGAAGATATCGTGAAATGGCACTTCACCCAGAGTGTGATGCTGCTATTGAAGATGTTGTTAATGAGGCGATTGTCAGTGATCTATATGATTCTCCTGTTGAAATTGAATTAACGAATGTAAATGCTAGTGATAAGTTAAAGCAAAAAATTAGAGAAGAATTTAAATATATTAAAGAAGTCATGGACTTTGATAAGAAGTCCCACGAAATTTTTAGAAATTGGTACGTTGATGGAAGACTTTATTACTTAAAGGTTATTGATATTAAAAGACCTCAAGATGGTATTCAAGAGATCAGATATATTGATCCGATGAAGATGAAGTTTGTGAGAGAAGAAAGAAAAACAAACAAAAATAATTTAGTAGCTCTTCAAAGTCCAACAGACGTTAAAAAACAAATATATCCAGAAATTGATGAGTATTATGTATATACTCCAAAACCAAATTATCCAACTGGGTCATTTTCTTCGGCAGGAAATACCAGAGGAACCATTAAGATTGCTAAAGATTCGGTAACTTATGTAACTTCTGGACTTTTTGATAGAAATAAAGGAACCTGCCTTTCATATCTACACAAAGCAATCAAAGCACTTAACCAGTTGAGAATGATTGAAGATTCTCTGGTTATTTACAGATTATCACGTGCTCCAGAAAGAAGAATTTTCTATATTGATGTTGGCAACCTTCCTAAGGTAAAGGCAGAACAATACCTCAAAGAAGTGATGAGTCGCTATCGTAACAAACTTGTTTATGATGCGAATACTGGTGAAGTTCGTGATGACCGCAAATATATGAGTATGCTTGAGGATTTCTGGCTCCCAAGAAGAGAAGGTGGTAGAGGAACTGAAATCACCACACTTCCTGGTGGTCAAAATCTTGGGGAATTGACTGACGTAGAATATTTCCAAAAGAAACTTTATCGTTCACTGAATGTTCCAGAATCTAGAATTGCTTCTGATGGTGGGTTTAACTTAGGACGCTCATCTGAAATTTTAAGAGACGAACTCAAATTCTCTAAATTTGTAGGTCGTTTAAGAAAGCGTTTTGCAAATATGTTCAGCGACATGTTGAAAACGCAATTGATTCTCAAGAACATCATAACTCCAGAAGATTGGGATCAAATTAACGATCATATTCAGTATGATTTCTTATATGATAATCAGTTTGCCGAACTGAAAGAATCTGAAATGATGAATGATAGATTGGGTCTCGTCGCAACAATGGAACCTTATATTGGAAAATATTTTTCTGTTGAGTATGTTCGTAAGAAAGTTCTTCGTCAGACCGATCAAGAAATCATTGATATTGATGCTCAAATTGAAAGAGAAATCGCAGACGGAATTATTCCAGATCCAAGTTCCGTTGATCCAATTACTGGAGAACCTTTACCTCCTGATGGTATGGCAGATCAAACACCTGGATATGGAACAGCGGGTATGGGTCAAGATGGTATGTCTACAGGTCAACCACAGCAAGAACCAACTTTAGATAATCAACTTGCTAAAGATTCCAAAAAGGCAGAGATATAAATATAATCATAGACACAAATTTTATTTTTTATGGAAGATGTTATCGACTTGATTGCAACTAATTCTTCTGCCTCTGAAATTAGTGACAAAATAAAAGAAATTTTATTTTCTAAAGCAGCAGAAAGAGTTGAAATAGCTCGTCCAATTGTCGCATCAGCGATGTTTGGCGGATCTGATATTGATCAAGAATCAGAAGAAACAGAACAATCAGAGGATCAAGAATAATGGCAACAAAGATTATTCAAGACACTCAAATTCCAAGATTAGCACCAGCAATTGGTGTGGCATCTACGAGTGTCGCAATTGCGTTAAAAAGTGGATATTTGAGAGTAACTATTGGTTCTACAACTAGTAGTTCTGGTGGATATATCGCAATTGGAACCAATCCAGTTGCCACACAAGATAATTATCATATCACTTCTTATAGTGTAGATATTCTTAAAGAAATGATGAAGCGCCAAACTATTCTAGGAATTACAACGGGAACGACTACCAAGATAACATTCCCTAATAATTCTGGTAATCCTTTTGTTTCATCAGATTATGTAACAATTGAAGGTGCTCCAACTGTAGGTTTAAATACCTCACATAATGCCATAGTTGGATTGGATGATTCCTCTGTCACAATTAATTTTAATAGTTCATCTATTACTTCTCCCAATATTTCGGGGGCAACTGTAGCAAGAAGCGTAAAAGTTTCTTGTTTAACCTTTGAACCAGACACTTTCTTTAACATCGCAGAAGTTGTAACTCTAGTATCAGAATAAAATGAAACTCATCACAGAAGAAATTCAAAAAGTAGAATTCATCGTAGAAGGCAAAGGTTCTGCCAAAAAAATGTATATTGAAGGTGTTTTCCTACAAGGAAACATCTGCAATAGAAATGGCAGAATGTACCCTATGGAAACTCTTTCTCGTGAAGTAAAAAGATATGATGAAAGTTTTATCCAAAAGGGTCGTGCTTTAGGTGAACTTGGTCACCCAGATGGACCAACTGTAAACCTTGATAGAGTTTCACATAAAATTGTTTCCCTCACACAAGAAGGAAATAATTTTAAAGGTAAAGCACTGGTTCTTGAAACTCCTATGGGCAAAATTGCCAAATCACTTATTGGTGAGGGAGTTTGCCTGGGCGTTTCTTCTCGTGGTGTAGGTTCACTTAAGATGACCAATGAGGGTCATAAAATTGTCGGTGAAGATTTTATGTTAGCAACTGCTGCTGATATCGTTGCCGATCCTTCTGCTCCTGATGCATTTGTTCAGGGAATCATGGAAGGTAAAGAGTGGGTTTGGGAAGGAGGAATTCTTCGTGAAAGACTCGCTGAGTCAACAAAGCGTAGAATTAATACACTAGTTGATCAAAGAAGACTTGAAGAGCATAAATTAAATCTCTTCAACGAATTTTTATCAAATCTATAATTTATAAATAAATATAGATTATATACAAGAATCTAAACAAATGTCCGTTGGTAGCAATTTACAAGAAATGGAAAACGTAGTAACCAAAGGAGCAAAACCTGCCGAACCAATGCACAAGCTGACTTCAGGTATTCCTGACGGTCAAACTGGCAATTGGGAAGATCTTGGCGGTCCTACTCCTGAAAATTATAGATCAGACGATGATTCGGCTAAACTCAAAGAGCCTGGTGCAACACTTTCTCAAGTAAAGAACGTTGTTAACAAAGGCGCTAAAGCTGCTGATCCTATGAAGAAAATGTCAGAGGAAGCAGAAGACGAAGAAGAGGAAGCCACTGAAGAAGATCTAGAGGCTGAAGAGGCTCTAGAAACTGAAGCAGAAGAAGGTGAGGGTGAAGAGGAAGTTGAGGAAGAGTTCAGCGTAGAAGAGGATGTAAATGCTCTTCTAGAAGGAGAAGAACTTTCCGAAGAGTTCCAAGAAAAAGCACGTACCATTTTTGAAGCTGCTATCAGATCAAAAGTTGCTGATATCAAAGAGCAACTTCAAGCTCAATACGAAGAGTCACTCGTTGAGCAAGTAGAATCAATCAAAGAAGAATTAACCGATAGAGTTGATTCATATCTTGAGTATGTTGCTGACGAGTGGATTTCAGAAAATGCACTCGCAGTTGAGCACGGTCTTAAGACTGAGATGACCGAATCATTCCTCCAAGGAATGAAGGGTCTTTTTGAAGATCATTATGTAACAATCCCTGAAGATAGATATGATGTTATCGAGAGCATGGTAGATAAACTTGATGAAATGGAAGCAAAACTCAACGAGCAAATTCAAAGAAATGTTGCTCTGAATAGGAGATTAGCTGAGTCAGTTGCTGATGTAATCTTTGCTGAAGTCACTGAGGGTCTTGCACTTTCTCAGAAGGACAAACTCGCTTCTCTTGCCGAAAATGTTGAGTTTGAAAGTGAAGCAGACTATCGTGAGAAGCTAGTGACCTTGAGGGATTCTTATTTCCCAGCAAACACTGGTACTCAAAGAGACAATTCAGAGAACCTTTCTGAAGAAACTTCGGCTACCACATATCAACCAGTCTCTGGATTGATGGAGTCGTACATTCAGACTCTGAACAGAGTTTCTAAAAAGTGATTTTTAAATTATAAGTTCAAACTAAACTTTCAAAAGAGGTAAAATCAAATGCAAATGTTCAACCAAGAACATCTGCAGGAGAAGTGGGCACCCCTCCTAGACTACGAAGGTCTTGATCCTATCAAAGATTCACATCGTAGAATGGTAACTGCCGTTCTCCTGGAGAACCAAGAAAGAGCACTCCGCGAAGAGCGTGAGTTCCTTTACGAAACACCAACCGTCACAACCCAATCAGGTGCTAATGCAGGTTTCTCTGCTGGTGCTTCATCACCTGTTGCTGGTTTTGACCCTGTTCTGATCTCCCTGATCAGACGTGCAATGCCTAACCTGGTTGCTTATGACCTGGCTGGCGTTCAACCAATGAACGGTCCTACCGGACTTATCTTCGCAATGCGTTCACGCTACACCAACCAAAGCGGTTCGGAAGCATTCTACAACGAAGTAGATTCTGCTTTCTC